TTGCTAAGCAATCAGAAGCCATCAGGAAACTTCGTCAAGAAGGCACAATCTCAATCAATGAGGCAAGGAGGATGCTTGACCTTGAGTCTTTGGATAATCCCCTCGCCGATGACCCCTTCTTCGTATCCCCCGTTCTCAACATCAATCGACCGAATTCTGATGGAGCACCCGACCCTCAAGCCGATTCGATTGATGATTCGCCGATTGAGATGGAGCAAATCGAAGCGAGCCTCCCCCCTCTCATGCCTAATGCCGAAGCGGACACGAATAAATTCGTTGAGAGCATCTCTAAGGCCATTGGGTCCGAGGAGTGGGTAAATCGTAAGGATGACCTTCAATCGAAGCAGGAGCGCCGTTTATTGAAGGGATTTGAGGACAATCAGAATGACTTGGCGAAGGCAATCATAGAAGCCGTAAGGCCGATGATGACAAAGTCCGTGAGCATGAAGGCCGTTAGCGAGCAAGACATGCTCGATGCCATCAATGAAATCAATCAAGAGATTCAATTCACCCTTCAGAAGCAATCGGTCATCGCTCGGGGATTGACCACCGCTGGATATGAGGACTCGCTGAATTTCATCGCCGATGACATGGGTATCGCTCTTGCCCTCAATGCTGATGACCTCGCCGCCATCAATTACTTTCACAATGTATGGACAATGCCCGCCGTTGCGAGGACCCTGGGCATTCATCGAGCAGCCGCCGAAGGGGTGATTCGTCAGGCCTTCGCCGACGGCCGTAATTGGAAGTGGGTTGAGGGTGAAATGCGTTCGGTCATTAGCGCGAGCGGTGCGAATTATCCCCGATACTACTACGAGCGTATTGCTCGGACAGAGGCAAGGCGAATTGTTGAGAATTCGCACCTTTCGGCATACGCCAAAATGGGATTCTCTGAGTTCAGACGATTTGTGACAATCGACGAAGCCACCGACAAAGACCTCTGTGCTCCATTTGAGGATTATGTATACGATGCCTCAGAAGCGAGGGGATTGCTCCCTGCTCATCCGAATTGCCGATGTTCGCTTGCGCCGATTGTGAAGACCCCTGAAGAGGGAGAGCCTGCAATCGTCTATGATGAACCCGAGGCTTGAGAATGGCTTATCGACTTGACCACACGGCTCTCAAGCGATTCAAGAAAGCGATTGTTGCTTTCAACGGGGATTTGAAGCAAGGACATCGGCAGATTTTGCTCAAAGTCGGCTCTCTGATTCTCAACGATGCAAAGAAACTCGCTCCCGTTCAATCGGGTGCTCTGAGAGCATCGGGACGAATCGAAAGGCATTCAGATACAGAATACAGTGTTGCCTTTGGGGGGAGTGGGACTCAGGTCGATTATGCAACCTTCGTTGAATTCGGACGCAGCCCAGGGCGAGCGCCACCAATCAGAGAATTGAGGACTTGGTCGGCTCGCAGGCTCGGCGATGAATACGCCGCTGGAGCAATCGCTCGGGTGATTGCTCGGCGAGGAGTCCGACCTCAACCCTTCTTGCGACCAGCAATCAAAATGAATGAGAGGCACTTGATTGCCAGCGAAGTGACCAATGTCACGAGGGCATGGAATCGAGCAGCCGCCCGATATGGTCAGCCTTGATTCACCATTGAAGGATGCCTTGACCTGCATTCAGCGCCTCAAGAACCATATGGGCGAGTTGATAGACCCCGCTCCACTCGATTTCAATTGCTCGCTTCTGACCCTTTGCAGGCTTGCGGCATGGCTTGAAGAATTCCTTTTCATCGCGACCTTCGTTGATTTGACTAAAATGAATTTCAGGCAGCCAATGCATATGGCGACCATGACCTTTGCCTGCGACCATGACTTCGTGACCTTTCGTCGCGCTGTTGTAAATCGTGATGTTTCGCCCATCCTCGCATCGAGCATGCAATTCAAATGACCCATTCAGGGATTGTTCGATAAAGTGGGCACATAGGATTGCACCCTCTTTGAAGTAGTAAATTCGGCTGCCATTGACTTTTCTGATTCGGTTCGTTCGTTCTCCGTTCATGTCCCCCCCACATCGCCTGTCATATATCAACCCTCTGTCAATTATCAATGATGGTGCTTCTTTTACCGATTCGCCTCTGAAATTGAAACATGGGCGACAGCACAGGGGTCATTCTCACTGTCCCGTTCCGAATTGTGGATAAGGGTCCAGCATGCCGAATGGCGAATGAGACTCAGAGCGAATGCGTTTCACGAAAGGTTGGCGAACTCATTGATGAAGGATTTGAGCAGGACCAAGCGGTTGCTGCGGCATCCAGCATGTGCGAGGATTCATGTGAATCGAAGGATGCTGATGTGACGAAAGAGGAGCACGACTACGTCTTTGCCACCGCCGAAGCCGCACTTCAGATGTCTGAGCAAATCGCATCGACTGGGGCGGTCTGCTCAGGATTTCACGGTCACACAGGACCCGATGGTGAAATCGGCTACATGCCTTGCTCATCTCATGATGAATTGGTGAACGCAATCACCGAGATGGATTCATGGCATGACGAAGAGGAGCAATCAAAAATTTACGACTCCATCAATTTCAAGCCGACCTCAGCAATGGCAAGAGAAGCCGAGCGGGGATTGGCATGGCGAAAGGAATTCAATCGTGGCGGGACTGCTGTCGGGGTTGCTCGTGCTGGTCAATTGAAGAACCGAGAGAACCTTTCGCCACGAACGGTTCGCCGCATGTATTCGTATTTTGCTCGCCACGAAGTCGATAAAGAAGGTCAAGGATGGTCGCCGGGCGAGGAGGGCTACCCTTCGGCTGGGCGAATTGCTTGGGCATTGTGGGGAGGCGACCCTGGGCGCTCATGGGCGAATGCACGAGTCCGCAGCATGAATGCGGAGGATGAGCGCGAAGGCCGTGAACTGGATGCAGATTTCAACAAAAAGGATGCTCATGCTGAGATGGAGGATGCACCCGACATTGAAATCGGTCAAGGTGTTCTCATTGAAGGACCCGTCTCATCGGGAGTCACCGACCGCGATGGCGATGTCGTTGAGCCTGAAGCCGTTATGGCGGCATGGGAAGGATACAAGCGAAACCCGATTATCCTTCACAATCATCAGAGAGGTGGCATCGGTCGCATGATTGATGTCCGTATGGGTGAATGGGATGGCATCGACCATCCTGTCCCGATTGGTCGTGCTCTCATTGACGAATCAGAGAAGGCGATTGTCAACAAAATCCGCAAGGGTATCATCCGAGCATTCTCAATCGGATTTATCGCCCGCGAGGGTGGAGTTGAGCGAGTTGAGAATGATTCAGGGGGCATGGCTCACCGCTTCACTTCAATTGATTGGGTTGAGACTTCAGTAGTCGATATACCCTCAAATCCAGTAGCCCTCTTTGACGTTTTGAAAAATCAAGAGGCGGTGCTCGTGAAATCGACCGCACCTGTTTCGTTTAATAGCCCCTTCGCCGTTAGCATTTTTCAGCAGGAGTCGGGAATAATGACCGAGACAGAGATTCAAGAAGTCGCCGAAACCAAAGAGGCGAATTTGCCCGTTAATGAAGAAGTCATCGAAACCCCAACCGAAGTCAAATTCGTCTCTGAAGAGGAATTCAAGAGCCTCGCTCAAAAGGTCGATGACATCCTTGAAGGCATGATGGCACTCAAAGAGATGTCCTCTGAACCCGTTGAAGAATCCGAATCCGATGAAATTGTTGCTCTGAAGGCTGAATTGGCTGAACTCCGAGCAGCCAAAGAGGCCGCAGAACTTGAGGCTAAAATCGCAGCAGAGGTTGAAGCCCGAGTCAAGTCGATTGTCGGCGAACAATCCGTTACCCCTGAACGCAAGCCTGAGCGCAAGAGCATGGCCGTTCAGAATGTTCAAATCAAAGACGATGCCTTTGAGGCATTGGCTCAAGAGCGCGGCGTGTCGGTCGGCGCAGTGAAGGGCGAAGCATGGCTTGCTTCGCTCCTCTCAACCCGACGCAACTGAAACAAAAAAAGGTGAAAGACATGACCCAAGAAGAATTGAATGAAGGGGTTTCATACCTCAAGAGCGCATTGGCTGGAGCAGGACTCACAACGGGTTCTGAATTCCTGCCCGACGAAACGGCTGAAGAGATTATTGCTCTCGTTTACGAGCGCAACTTCGCTCGCCAATCCTTCCCATCGGTTTCGATGAGCAGGGACACCTTGAAATTGCCAAAAATCACTGGCTCGGTGACCTTCTCAGGACACACCCTCTCTGATGTTGAATCGGGAACGGCCGCTTCAGAATCTCGCAACGCAACGACTGAAATCTCCCTTGAGATGAAGACTCTGATTGCGAACATCCCCATCGGCAACCGCTTGGTCGCTTACGGTGTGCAAGGCATCATGCCAGCCATCCGTGACGACATCGCTTCTCGATTGGCCTTCAACGAAGAAGAGATGATTCTCAACGGAGACACCGAAACGGGCACAGCATACGCTGACAACATCAACGGGGCATACAACGCATCGACCAACACCGGCGGTGTCAACGCCACCACCAACACGCACCTCCTTCAATTCGATGGCCTGCGAAAGTCCGCAGGAGCAACCTCCATCAACGCAGGCGGCGATGCTTTTGACCCAGCCGACATCCGTGCCGCAATCGCTGGACTTGGCGTTTACGCTCAGAACCGCGATGAACTCCTTCTGATTGTCCCTCGCTCGGTTGAGGCTGACATGCTCGGATGGGATGAATTGCAGACCATCGACAAATATGGTCCTCAGGCAACCATCGTCAGCGGTGAAATCGGCAAGGTATACGGCATTCGCGTCGTGGCGACCTCTGCTCTCCCTGACGGCGTGTTGAACGCAAACGGTGTCAATCCCGGCGACGGCACGGGAACTCTCTCTGTTTGTGTCTTGACCCACACCCGAAGCCCTGTGATTGGCAACCCATCGAGTGCAGCACGTCGATTCACCATTGGCTTTGAAGACGAGCCAAAGAGCGACCGATTTGTTCTCATCCCTCGCCAAGACCTTGCCTTTGCAGTTCGATACAACGAAGCAATCGTTCTGATTCGCAACGTCCTTTGAGGGTTGAATGGGCTCTGAGCCCCTCCCCCTGAAAGGTGAAAGCGATGACGGACTATTGCTCTGAGTCGGATGTTGAAGCATATCTCGGCATTGAGATTGACGCATCATCTGTGCCATCGACGAGTCAATTGGCGACCATCATTACCGATGTTTCAAGGTCGCTTGATGACATGGCAAGACATCCCATTGCAGGGGTGACTTCAGACGAAGTGCAATACTTCGATGTCAACCGAGGCCTTGACTCCATTGTTGTGAAGAATCGACCGCTGGTTTCGGTGAGCAGCATTGTCAAAATCCTTGACGATGGGAGCGAATCGACCGCATTGACCCAGGGCAGAGCGAGGAACGGCACGGCCGATTACTGGATTTACGATGGTGATTCAGGTATCATCAAATTTCATCATTCATGGCAAACGAGCATCAAGCAATACCTCAAGGTGACTTATTCACACGGCTCATCGACTGTGCCTCAAGAAGCGAGGCATGCCGCTATCCTAATGGCGTGCCATCGCGTTGTTCGTGCTCAGATGCTGGATGAGAATTGCACCGACAGGGTCAGGCAGGTCCTCGGCGAAACCCTCAAGGCATTGTCTGTGGAGATGAATGAAGCAATCCGAGCAATCAAGGCGAATCGAAACATCGGCGTGGGCGTATTGGGGTGATTGAATGGCTGTTCTGAGCACTGACCCTCATGCTGTTCTCAAGGATTTGATTGAGAACAATGCGACCTCTCCCGATGGACTCTGGACCGTTTCCGTCAACAATGGCTGGCTTGAGCATAAGAAAATGAAGAATTTTCAAATCGCTTTGCAGCAAACCCTGCACCTTGATGATGCGGCGAAACTTGAATCCAGTGCTCGGACCTCCCGAGCATACTTTGACATTGTCCTCTATGCACCGACTCGCGCAAAGCGATGGCAATTGTATGAATCCGTCAAGGCGGTCCTTAACGACACATCCCTGACGACACCGACCGATGGCTCAGGCTTCGCGGGCGTTGAATCCAGCGGGGTTCAGCAAATCGTGATTGATGGGTTCGGCGGTATCGACATCAGATGGTTCGATGAGGAATGTGGTCCTTACGGAGACGAAAGCGATTGCAAGGGGTATAGGGTTCACATATCTGTGCTCATGAGGTGGCAAGAATGACAAAGAAAAAGACAACAACGAAAAAGACTGAGGCGAAAGCCGTTGAAGAAGAAACGACCGTGGCTGCTCCTGTTGAAGAAGCACCAAAGGTTGAGACGAAAGCCAAAGCAAAGGCAAACCCTGAAATGCCTAAGCCCAGCGCCCGCGCTGCGGTCAAGGTTGCTTGGGTCAAGGCCTTCGGCGGGGGTGCTCCCCCTGCTCCACTTTGGGAGAAGTTAACCACCGAACTCGCCCTGGGTCGCAAGACCGATGCTGAGATTCGTGCGGAACTCCTCAAAATGTCTGAGGCTTGAACGGCATTTGCTCAAATCGAGCGAATAAACGCGCTCTCCTTCTAAGCGAATGCTGCCTATGCTCCGATGAGGGGGTGAGGGATTTGAGGCTCAGGAACGCTGCGAGAATGCGATTTTTTGACATAGCCGATTGAGAGCATTCATCTGTGCTCAAGAATCGCTCTCAAATCGCTCAGAATCGCTTCGATTGATTGAGGGGGTAAATGATACCCTCAAGGGATTTGCTCGCTCTGAGAGCGATGAGAATGCGAGAATCAGGCATTTACCGATTCAATGGCATCGGCGTGAATTTGTTCGATTGCTGCCATGCAATCCTTAGCGGTCCTTAGATGAGAATACGCCCCGACCATCACGGGAGAACAGTAAGCCTTGACCGCTTGCTTCAATTCAGCCATGCTCAAGAATTCAATCGGCTCTTGCAGATTTGCTTGAACTACAATTTGAATGCAACGCTTCTCGCCAGCGGCGATGATTTTGAATGATTGATAAGAACCTGTGCTATTGATTTTGACCGAATTCATGCTTGACTCAAATCCAGTCGCTGCAAGGAATTCAGAGACCGATGTGCGAACCTCATCAAGTGCGGCCTCTGAATGATTCTTGACCCAATCACGAGCATTGGTCCTCAAGTCAAACGAGTCTTGAGATTCATCGCCGATTTGAATGAGAATGGTTGCACCAATGTCGTGAACGGTTCGCCATGAGAAGGCCAATCGACCACCGCTCAGAATCGAATCATTAGGGGCATTGAATTCTCTGCCCTGGGCTGGCTCAGAGCGAACGTAAACGAGGTCGGATGGCAGAGAGTGCCACTTTTGAACCTCCGTTCCGATTCGCTGATTCTTGATTTTCTTGCCTGAAATCTCATGTGCCTCAAACGAGAACGCCTGCGACTTCAGGTGCTGAATCAATGCCTGATTCATTGCGGTCATGTCAATTCCCACGCATCGGGGGTATATCAAGACTCTGTCATTATTGGTTCAAAATGACGCAAATGCTCGGCGAGCCTGACTGACCGAATAGCCATCATACAGGACCTGAGCAGGGGGATTCGATTGCATATAGGCATCGTATTCCTCGCTTGAATAGAAAGTGACCTTGATGGGGGTGCTCCCATCGAAGGAGACGACGATGTGGCGGTATTGCTGATACAACATGAGAATCACTCAATCGAAGCAGAGACATGATGTGCGCATCGGGCACAGATGCCCTTTTCAGTCGCTCGGACTTGCTCAAGAGTCATTTCATTGACTCCCCATCGCTCTGCACTAACGCCGCACTTGGCTCGCCCCATGCTGTATTTTTTGCCTGCTGAGACGATGTGAGTCTTGCTATCGCGCGTGCCCCAAACGAATTCGGCCTTCAGATTTGTGCCTGCCATGTCAATTCCCATGCTGGCGGGGTATATTAATGCTCTGTCAGAATTGGGTGTGCTGGGCGGGATTGATTACCCGCATCGGTGGAGGCGTCCGCATATCAGACTCGGGCAAATGGAGAAACCCCGAGCGACTCCAGCACAAACATGAATCAGGGGAACGGGTTCATAATCTGTCAGGCTTATGCACTATGATGGTGACCTTGCATCCCTCATGCCGTTTCAATCCAGTAACTCGCCCATTGATGATTCGGCGTTCGATTGTGGCGGTTGCATCATCCAGTTCAACGGTGATTTTCATGCTCATGACTTGAGCGAGGGGGTCAATAAACACCCTCTTTGCTCCCTGCTGGATTGCCAATCGAGTAGCATAGGGGGCTAATCCTTGCCAATCAGGGGACAAAGCACCGTTTGATAAACCCCTTCGCCCTTGGTTTGAATAGGGATTGAGATGGCTGTTCATTCATTCACAGGAGTCACAGGCGTAATCACGGTAAATGCAACAACGACTGGATTCGTTTCGGGTGATGTTTCATTCAGCAAAGCGACGGGCAAATATGTGACCCTGGGCTCTGATGAAGCAACCGCCCACACTCGCGGATTGATTTCAGTCAGCGGCAATCTCACGAAGGCATGGGGTATCTCTGATGATGCACTCATGGACCTATGGGAGAACGACACCGAATTTGACATCACATTCGATAATGATGGAGCGACGGGGGCGAACACATACACCGCTACGAATTGCGTTTTGGTTGAGTTGTCGATTGAAGGGCTTGAGGCTGGAGCAGAAGGAGCACTACTAATCAACGCCACTTTTGAAGGTCGCAACATGACCCGAGATTGAGGTGATTGAATGTCGTGGGTTGATTCGGTCATTGAGCAGATGAAAAGCCCCATCGAAGTCAATGTTAGTCATCTCAAAATGAAGGGTGCTGACGGCAATATCGTTCAGACGATTGAAGTCCTCCCCCTATCGGCAAATGAATATCAGACTCTCAAAATGCACCCATACATGCGCGAGGCGAAGGGGCTTGACGATAAGACCGAGCGTCTTGGGCTGATTGTCACATACGAGATGATTCGTAAGTGCGACGACTCCATGAATTTCAACAAATTCAAGCAATTGCCGTTGCATTTGCTCAATGAATTATCGACCGCGATTCTTGATGCGACACGGGGGAGCGATGGTGATGCCGACCCTTTGTCAGAATAATAGACGAGCATGCGTGCTCCGACGAAGGTCAATTCCTGCTGTCGATTCTCACCGAATCGGGAATGTCCCTCAATCAATGGAGGGATTTGGACCCGAGGGAGCAGAGATGGTGGTTGAAGGCGTTCTCTCATCGCAACAGAAAAATGAATCAGCAAGTGAGGCATCAACGAGCAAGGAGGCGATGACTTGGCTTTGAAGGACATGACTCTGCGGGTCAAAATCAAGGCCGAGGACAAAGCCAGCAAGAAAATTGCAGCGACAGGAGATGCTGCTCAAGGCTCTCAGGCTGGCCTCAAGGGCATGGCAATGGGACTCAAAGGGGTCGGCATTGCCGCCGCTGGTGTCATGGCTGTTGTTGGCGGATTCATCATGTTCGCTAAATTCCTAAAGGATTCAATCAGCATCGCCATTGAATTTGAGGATGTGATGATTCGGACCCAAGCGGTTACAAATTCAACTGGAGCAGAGATGGAGGCACTTGAAGGAAAGGTCAGAGGTCTTGCAAAGAGCACCCGATTCACCGCAACGGAGGTTGCGAATGCTGCTCAAATCATGGCGATTGCTGGCGTTTCGATTGACGAGATGGTCTCCGATGGTGCTCTTGAGAGAATGCTTGAATTGGCTTTGGTTGGTGGTGTCGATGTTCCGACTGCGGCAGGTATCGCTATCGCCGCAATCAAAGGTTTTCGCCTTGAAATGACCGACTTGGGCCGTGTGAACGATGTCGTCGCCAAAGCGATGACCAGCACCAACGTCACAATGGTTCAGATGGGCGAGGCTCTGAAATATCTCGGACCGACTGCGGCTGCGACAGGCATATCAATTGAAGAATCGGCTGCTGCTATCGGTGCTCTGGGCAACGCAGGTATTCAGGGGACTCTCGCGGGCACGCAATTGCGGCAAGCAATCAACAAACTCATCGCTCCAAGTGAGGATGCTCGCAGGGTAATGAATGACCTCAATCTGAATGTGTTTCGATTGACTCCCGCTGGATATGCTGCTCAGAATGCTCTCAAACTCGTATCGGCGAACCTTAACTCGACCAAAGCCGCTTCAGAATCTCTGTCGGCTGAAATCAAATCGGTATCGCGCGAGATGCAAGGCATGTCTCTGAGCCAGCAACGAAACAATCTCCGCATCATGGAGATTCGTCGCCGAGCAGAGAAGCAAGGGCGAGATTTGACGGCAAAGGAGATTGAACAAATCGCTGAACTTGAGAATCGAAACAAGGACCTTGACATCTCCCTTGCTCAGTCGTCAATCGCTCGTGCTGAGATGTCAATGCGGAGTGATGAACTCAAGGATTCAGAGAAGGACCTTCAATCCCAATTCACCGACCTTAATCAGACGACCAATGACCAAGTGCAGGGCTTGACATCGCTCGTCGATGTGCTATCACAACTGCAAGCCGCTGGAGCATCGACTGCTCAAATCATGGAGATATTCGGGGTTCGTGGTGGTGGTGCAATCCTCGCTTTGCTTGGGCAATCGGATGGATTCAAGCAATTGGTGACAGATTTGTATAATGCTGAGGGCGCTGCTGCTAAAATGGCTGAGACAATCGGTTCTTCAACGGCTGCACAATTGGACACATTGAAGTCGGCACTGCAAGAAGAGATGATTGCCCTGGGTCAAGAATTCCTCCCCGTTCTTCGTGACGAATTGATTCCTTTGATTCGTGATGACCTTGTGCCGTTGCTCAGGGATATTGCAC